AAAGCAGTAAAACGAAACTTCTTCGAGAAAAACGGAATACCTATAGGTGCGGGTATTGCCGTTGCAATATTTACCGCCCTTAAACTATCCACCAACTAACTATGTCTATCACTGTCTCGCTAGCTGCTCCTGTCAGTTGATAGATAAGTTTTCCAATCGTGCCGATATCCCCAAGGGCATAAGTTCTATTAGAGAGCGAAGTTATCTCTGCTGCCTCCTCGTATAAAAAAGCCATAGGTATCTGGCGGCAGAAAGGGGAGAGGCTGTCGAATGCTTTTGTAGCCGCCTCCTTCATAATAGGCGATAGTACACTCATGTCGTCAGAGGTCATAGCAACAACGTTGAGTAGGTTTTGCTGTGTCTCTTTATCTTTTCTACTTTTAGCCACATAGGTAGTTCGCTTGAATACCTCCGCTACTAAATCCGCTGTAAGGAAATATACGATCATAGCATCCCCTACAATCGTTTCAGAGGGGTTCTGCGCCTCCCCTTTTATTACTTGCATTGCGGCAACCCGGTTTAGCCAAGAGCTTTTCTTATCGGGGGTATCGATTACGTATATCATTGTATTTATAGTTAGTTGGTGGATAGTTTAAGGGCGGTAAATATTGCAACGGCAATACCCGCACCTATAGGTATTCCGTTTTTCTCGAAGAAGTTTCGTTTTACTGCTTTGGATAAATCAGAGTTTATCCTTAGTTGCTCTTTGAAATCTTGTTTATTTTTTACTATAATTGTGTCTTTAATTGCGTTCTGTTCATCACACCGAACTATTTGTATTGAATCACTCTTCACCTTTCGTTCTAAAGTGACAGAATAACGCTCCAGGGAAGTAATTGCACTATCCGACTTAGTGGTTAGGCTCGTATCCTTTCGTGCTTCAGCTACCTTTTTGGCGGCATCAGCTTTTTGTCGGATAATTATTGGTTTTAGCCCATCACTTATCCTCTTCTCTGCAATCTGAAGAGCCTTTGCTGTTTCTGCATTTTGTGAGAGGTATTTTGTGGTTAGCTCATTTCGTAGACTGTTTAGGGCAGTTTCTTTTTCCGCTTTTGTGAATACCTGTTCTGCTTGTTTTGTGGTGCAACGCGGTACCGAGATGATTACTACAATTAGTAATATGGGGATGATTACCCACCAAGTTCTAATTAAAAAGTTTTTCATATTATTATTATTATTATTATTATTATTATTATTATACTTTTAAGTTATTAACTCTATTTATCCACCCTTTTAAGAATTTAGCATTTTTGCCAACTCCTATGTACTTGTAAAATGCTATTCTCGCATCTCGATAAGCTTCTGCGTAGTCCCCTGAATTTACTTTTTCAAGCGTTTTATTTCCTATCACCCCATCGGCTTTGACACCTATAGTTGATTGAAGCGTTTTTATGGCTCTGCTTATTCCAGAATTGACTGCAAAATCAAAAACATGTAGCGCAAGAAGTTCGTCATCGATAAGGTCTACCTTGCAAGGATCGTAATACTGCTTTTTGTAGATCAATATGGCATCTGACTCTGATAATTCTTTTACTTGTTTATCACCTTTACCGTCTCCGTTTAAATCAGCGAGTCCGTCAACCTTCCCATCTCTGGCATCGGATATGCCAAATTTTGTTCCTGCTCCTGAGTCATTAGGGTCGTTGGTATATTTTGACCCACCCTCTGAAAGTAGGACTATTCGGATAAATTTTTCTGCACGTATCATGACTTACTGTTTTACTAATTACTACTACTTACTATTCTTCTCTTCCTTACTCTGCGCATATGCAACCACAGCACCCAGTACAGCACCAATATACCACGCGTAGTCTATAAACCACTGCGGGGTATTTATTCCTGGCAATGCCGAAGATGTCCCGGCTATGGCCACTACTACGGCTAAAAATGTAGCTGCCGTGTTACGTATCTTTTTCCACCTAAGTGGAGTGGGAGCTGTAAACTTGCTCCAAAAGGGTTTTAATCTCATATCTTCTTCGTTTATGTCGTAATGACGACTAGATTTATCTGTAAATATTTTCTGTAATAACCGTGCCCACCATTTAGTATTGCAACTGCTTATGTTTTCGCAAACCGAAACGAGCTGAACACCTATTACTATTGCTGCAGCAATATTCGGTAAATGCAAATCTCCAAAATCCTTAGTAACATATTTATTTACCTGAATGGATAGCACCACAAATACCAATGCATTAATGCTTGTTTCAATGATCTTATCTGCCTTTTTACTCTTGAATTTTGCAGTGGATAATCCGGTATGTAGTTTTACTCGTTTCGATAGCTGATAAGCGGTCCAACAATCCCATATTATTGCTGCAAAACATATCCCTATAAAAGGTATCGCTGATTGCAGTAGTGGAAGCCGGTGGAATTCCCGATCTCGATAGCGGTTGGGAGTACGATAATATCACGCCACAAGGCTTCCCATTTAATGCATAAGCTATGCAATTTATCCATAGCAACAAACAATATATCGAACGAACTATGTATTTGATTGACCCGTATAAAAATACTCCCGCAATACCAGCCCTCACGATGGAAGCTTTTGTGGCACCGGCGAATTTTGACCCGGACGCGCAAGAACTAAATATCGTGAAGGCTTTTGCAGCATATCCTGATGCGAATAAAAAGTACATTTTTTCTGTTGGCACTTCTACCACTACAGTGCTTCCTGCTGTAACTGGTAGAAGTTATGCGTATTCGCAGAGTGGAGGTGTAAGTGGTATATTCTGTGCCTGTGCCATATATACGGCGGGCGACATCATCGCCATTTTGTTTTTGTCGGCTTCGCCTTGTACTGCCAGGTTAGCCTGCGTTTCCATCTGACGAATAGCTGCGATAAGTTCCGCATCGCTACGGCGAACAATGCCGTACTCGGTAATATACACGTTGTAGTTCGGGTAATCTTCACAAGGTATATTTGTAGGGCGTTTGGCTTCATTTTCCATATAAAGTCGATAATCTACGCCTACATGCTTGCCATCGGGCTTCACCAACCATTCGTAACGGTCGGCATCGGGTACTCCTTGGAATGAGATAGGTGCACCACCTGTCTGCGAGCATGGCGCGTTGGGGTTAATCACTCTAAAGTCTACACCTTCTACAAGGTTATTATAATCAATTTCGGTTTTTGGTTTCAACCAAAAAATTAAAATTCCTTTGTTTAAATCAGTCATAATCTATAGTGTTTTTTAAAATTTACATTAAATATATCTTTAATCCTTTTCCCGGTGTAACTGCACCGATAATGGTTACAAAAATCTCTACATAATCGCCTACGGCAAACGAAACGGTTGGCGTGGAGAATACAAATGGAACGGCTGCCGTACGGGTAGTATTCTCGCCACTGTCGAATGTGAGGTTAGTGGATAGGAACGAAACTCCGTTCTTTTTCGCCACCACGGTAAGCGTACCTCCGGCAGCTGCTGTGTTGAGCTCTCCAACGATCTTGGTAAAGCTCTGCGCTGTCTGAAACACAAATCGAATCTTAGCTTCATCAGTGGAAGCGGTCAGATCCGTTTTTTCATCGGAACATACAAGTGGTACTGTGTTGATGATTTGAAGCTGATCGGCGGTGAGGGTGGTGCCGGGAGTGCCGGGTACGCCATTCGCACCATTCACTACATTGAATGTTGTAGTTGAATTATCAGTAAGCGTTATCGTATAGGTATCGGTTGTTCCAGCTGCCCCATTACCCGAAGTACGTAGGATTGATGTTATTCCTCTTCCGTTTGTTCCGGGGTTCCCGTTAGCTCCATTCACTATTTGAAGGGTAGTCGTTGATGTATCGGTGTAGGTTATCGTGTAGGTATCTGTAGTTCCTGCTGCACCATTACCAGATGTTAGGGTAAAAGAACTTATCCCTTTTCCGTTGATCCCCTGTGCTTTTACATTTGTGTCAGTAACTCCGAAATACCAATTACCGTTAGCCCCTATGTGGGGGGTAATGCCGTCAATCCCATTCGTTCCGTTCACTACTTGGTATGTAGATGAGGTATTGTTAGAATATGATATTGTATAGGTGTCAGTAGTTCCTGCCGCGCCGTTTCCTGATGTACGCGCGATTCCGATAATACCTCTACCGTTATCGCCTTTTCCCCCTTTTAGAGATAAAATCCATTCCTCTATCGTACCTACAAAACCGTAATCTAAGGCTATCTGATAGGCGGATTTACCCATTAATGAGGCTAACCACTCTGCCTCTGTTCCTGCAAACCCATTTAGCTTTGCTATGTCGTAGGCAGATTTTCCTCCGTTAGCATTCTGGTAGGTAGTTCTTATGATAAAAGCCGCAACGTAGTAAGGGGGTCTATTTTCGTGTGCTTCAGATGCGGGGGCATCATCAGCCTCGCTTGACTTTCCCGCATCAGCTTCCCCAGCGCTAGACTGTATGGCATACATATTATTATTGTCGCTATAGTGAGACACCCCATCTGTGATGGCTGTCTTATCCTTTCCATCCCTAAGGAATGCAGTGTTTTCGTTCGACTGTTTGAATATAAAGTGCCAATGTTTCCTAAGTCCCGATTGGCTAGCAGTGAGCAATACATTATCTGATCCACCGGTATTGCCAACAGCCCCGTAGTTCTTTAAATTAGTTTCTGAGTTTGTTGGGATAGAAGGGGTTCTTGGGTCAGCCCCGACGATAAATCGTCCACGCATATCAGGGGTTACCCCATACCCCGCAACATTCCTACCATCGCACAGAGACCAACCTTCGTCTATCTCAGACTCTAAGCCAACGTAGGGGATAGGACAACGCATCGGAACGTTGAAATAGGGTTTCTCGGGTACTACATTACCCGTAGCTGCAGCGACTCCTGTATCTACTCCTCCCGTAAACCAATTGCCGTTAGGCCCAATTGTGGGGGGTTGCCCGTCTTGCCCATACAGTGAGGCTATCCAATCTGCCTCGCTTAATACCGGGTTATCCGTGGTAGTATCTTTATAAATGTCATAGGCCGACTTACCCTCTCCTACATAATTAGTAGCAGAAGAGAACTTGATCCCTCTGTATGAAACTCTATACCGTCTAACGGTCTGCCTAAGAACGAATTTATACCTTTGCATTTATCTTTTTGTTATAGGTTCGGTAACCTCCCAAGTTCCGCCTGCAAGCCCCGTGAAGGGGTCGCCATTCGGCATTATTACGTTGAAGTCAAATTCGTAAACACCCTTTGTAAGTACGGGCACATGTGGGGGGATAATGATAAGAGTATCGCTAATCAACAGTGTGCCGTCTGCGGTGCGATAGGTAGCGTAGGTTGTGCCCTTGCGCTTTATGGCCATAATTATATTAGCCCCCGTTAGACCTACGGGATAATCTACCCCGTTTATTTCTTCAACTCCCTCTATCTCACAACCTGAGTAGGTAGAGCCCTCTGATATGGTTTCTAATGCAATTCCTTCTGCGATCATAGCGTTGATTTTAAATAGGCGTTTACTTGTTCCAACATAACTTTTTGTTGTGGGCTCCCGAATATAGCGTAGACATTTGCCGCAATTAGCGAGCATAGAGGGTCTACGAGATTTGCATTTATCTCGAAGTTATCCTTCATATTGATTTGAGGAACATACAGGTGAATTACGGGGATACTTCCCGTATCAAAGGTGTATATCTCAAGCTTATTGGAGTTTTTTACCACAATGGGTTTTGCGTTCCCCCCTCGTGCCCAGGTGTTGAATTGGTCTTGGTATGCGGGGTTCTCAATTGATATGGGCCGGTGAACAGGGCGTTCCCAGCTATCCATTTTTAGAGTATGTAATCTAAGGAAATCGGGGGGTAGTTCAAGGTATCCAACCGAACGACCTTTCACGACCTCAGGTATGAACAGATCCAAGCCCTCCCCGGTTAAGGGGATAGGCTCTGGTGTAGTTAGATGTAAAGGGCATAACTGTAGAAGTTCGTCGCACGCTGGTTGCATCTCTGAACGTATATAGCTCTCCGTCGGGTTGCTATTTGAGTTCAATACGGATAAACCCTCACCGAAAGGCGAAACCTCCTCTAGCTTTGCTAGTACTTTGTCTACTATCTGTTCTCTTGTCATAATATTATACTAAGTCCGGGAATGTTACATTAAGGCTTTCGGCTACTGCAAGTAGTTTTGCCTTGTTACCCACTGATTCAGCAGTAACCTCGAAATCGGTTCTCAAAGCCTTCGCAGCTAGTTGTACTGTTTTGATGCCGGGATATGAAGTAATAGGGTTTTTTAATTCAACCTCTGCTCCCGTACCTTCAGCACCTTCGCCTAAGTCTGTTCCACCTTCTGCTCCTGTACCCTCAGCACCTTCGCCTAAGTCTGTTCCACCTTCTGCTCCTGTACCCTCAGCACCTTCGCCTAAGTCTGTTCCACCTTCTGCTCCTGTACCCTCAGCACCCGCTCCTAAGTCTGTTTCTACAACAGGTACTTTTGGTGCTGCTACTTTTGCTACTGGTTTTTTGTACCCGTAGTCGGTCAATAGGAATACAGTTGCCCCAAAGCGGTCATCTGCCTCAATGGCCTCTTGCAAAGCTTTGTCAGTGGTGGTGAAAATTCCTCGTCCGTTTGAGGCATCTTTGAAGATTACTCCCACGCGAGCCCCATTTACTAAGAAAGAAGTGCCGTAATGGGCATAGGCACTCTGATATGTCGCTGTTCGCATTGTATATGATTTTTGTTTGTATTTATGGAACTAAAAAAAAGCGAGCAGATATACTGATCTACCCGCTTTTCTGTTTATAGGATTATCCTTTCTTCGATTAGGCTGCCGGTGCTGGAGACAATACAGCGTGAACGCTAGGGTATTTCAAGGCTGCTCCTGCAATCTCAGTGATTACCGCAACGTTGCCGTCGAAAGTTCCTGATTTCTTAGTATCTACAACCAAACGTTCAACCCCTGAGAAGGTCCATTTATCCAAACATGCAGGATCTAGGATAATTCCTTTGTCTTCCCAGCCGTACATATCAAGTAAGTCGTGTTGCAAAAGCAACAGAGTACCGAAGTTGGTTTTAATTTCTTTCCACTCAATACCCCAAACAACTACAGTGTTACCCGCTTCCAATTGTTTTTCAACCGTACCGATGCTGGAGAAATTTGCAACCAAGCCAGACCCGGCAAACAAGATGCGTCTACGTGATCCGCTGTTACCGGTGAACACTTGTTTAGTGATGTCGATAAGTGCAGGATTGTCCATTACTGCTTTGTACTCGATGTGTTTAGCAATGCTATTCACAACGCCACCTGTAGTATATACGTAGGCTTTTTTGATTGGGTCAAAGAATCTACGTTTAGCACCGAATAAGAAGGATGCCTCCATACCCATACGCCACTCATACATTGCTTGTTCTTCAATGTCGTTTGGAGTCCATTGTACCTCTTTGTCAGACATAGCGGCAATAGTTGACTCAGCAACCTCACATTTAAAGATCTGGCAAAAGTTCTTTTGTTTGGTAGGCAAAGCACTGAAAGGAGAAGTTCTTACGTCACCCTCAGCAGCAGCACGACCTAAACGATATAGGGCAGTACCCGAGGCGATAGAAGGAACATACATACCTTCGCTACCATTTGTAAGCAATTGTCCATTTACAGCTTGTACAGTAAGAGAAGCAGCACCAACGGCACATACGTACAACACGAGTTGTTTTGTAGGAGTAGCTACGCCTGCATCATCAAACCCTGCTTTAGATGGAATGTACAAAGTATCCGAAACAGCGAATAATCTCACGTTATCAACCGGAAGTTCGGCGGTGTCAGAGGTAGTAACTGCGACGATAGCAGCAGTAGTTGTTGCTTTCACCCCACGAATATCCACCGAGTAGTAACCGAACTGCATTGTTTTCGCTGTACGGCTGGTGGCATGTCGTAAGATTTGGTCCAACGGAGTAGCAGAGGGTCGCATCTTCGTGATACGCTGATCCACCGTGTCCAGAATTAAGTCAGGACTTTCTTTTCGGATAACATCCGACAATAAAGGTGCACCGGTTACGATAACTCCTGCTTCACCGCCCGGAGTCACAACTGCGCCTTCGGCAGTAGACAGCCCCATTGCGCCTCCGTCAAGAACCCCGAAAAGGGTGCAGACAAGCATCAGTAGGATGCCCAATAAATTAAATTTTTGTTTTTTCATTTGTTTTTGTTGTTAAGTAAATTAGTATTTATTTTGAAGGGTATCCTCCACGCTTCCAAATGTCATTCTCCGCGCTGGCTTCTCCTATTTTCTTGAAGTGCTTAGCGGTTTCTCCCGGCTCATCCATAGCAGGACTGCCTACTCCCGAAGCACCACCTAAAGAGGGCAATGCATCTGCTTTAGCAACCTTGCGGGTTTCTATAATCTTTTCATTTTTGCCCGCAATGCGATTTACCTCTGCATTTTGTACCATGTCCTTATCGTAGTTCATCCCCTTGTAGCCGATTTCCATCAGCTCATCGGTTATGATCCCCTTCATGAGATTTGCGACTACTATCTCAGAGAGTTTCTCTAAGAAGTCGGATACTTCCTCCTCAGTCATTCCTTTACGTGCTGCAAAAGCCTCAACTCTTGCCTCACTGTCTTGGATATTCTGTGTGTATTCAGCTTGGAGTTTTGCGTTATTTGCGGCGTTCTCTGTACGCTCCTTAATAGCGGCCAAGTATTCCTCATACCCCTCGTCCCCCTCTTTTGCGGATAGTTCCTCTTCATCGAAGTACTTGCGCAATGATGCAGGAAGTGGTGCTCCGTGTAGGAACTCAGCAAGTGCAGCAGCAGCCTTTGGGTCTTGCATCATGCGCTCCCCGATAGACTTATTACTCGCCATCATTGATTTTACTTTTTCGTGTTCAGCGTCGTAGCCTTCCATTGAAGCATTGTAGACTTCGTCTGGCGAAGCTTCGTAATCCCGTCCGGGGTTTTTGGCTTTCACCTTTGCTTCCCATGCCGCTTTTCCGGTAATAGGAGTGAGCTCTTGTACTCCTTCCTCGGCAGCCACAGGTTCGCCTGTTTCGTTCTTGTTTATCATTCTGTCGCGTTTTAAATGCTGTTAAGTTGTGCGTGTTTATGGGAAGCAAAGAAATAGATATTATTAGCGACAAAGTCGCTGTATTTTTATGAAAAGTCGCTGTAATTTAATAAAGATATATTTCCTTTGTGAAAAATATAGCTAAGCGATAAAATGACTTTGAAACAGGAGAGAAATAACGACTTATTGGAAGCCTACAACCTAGTTCTGAAAAAACTAGGACGATTAGCTAGCCACATGCCGCGAGAGGCTCTTATATTGCTTACTATAAATAGCCCCGCTAAGAAACACTACGTTAGTGTAGAGGAGGCGGCAAAGCAGATAAACAATATCGAACGTCGACAAGGGGGGTTAAACAAAAGCCAATTAAGGGTGGCGCAGTATCAGGAGATTTATTCCTCTTATTTAAAGCTGAGCAATGAAATGCCCTACTTGTGTAAGTCCGAAAGGGTCCGAATAGCAGTCGAAACCCCCGCACCCTGTTTCTATCTCACCTTATCCGGGGCGATAGTACTATTCTGGAATTTGAACAAAACTACAACACGATGAAAAACCTTTTTATTTTAGTGTGCATACTCGCGTATATTACATCTTACTCTATTGATCTCCGCCCTTTAGGGTTCAGTTCGACAACGGGGTTTTGCTTTGAGCGAATAACCTACATGTTCGTACATATCAAGCTCGCACACCTTCTCATAAACCTATTTTCCTTCAATGCGCTATTCAGAATATTGTCTAAAACTATCCGGGCAAATGTTCTATTTACTGCAATGATCCTGGCGGCGGTAGCTGCCACCTTTGGATCAGAGGGAGTTTTGCCCACGGTAGGGGCTTCGGGGGTAGTGTTTTTCCTCTTTGGGGTTTACTCAGTGCTCTACTTCTCCAAACCCTTATTGCTGTTTATTCTGGCTGACGCTGTTTTGAACGTGGTTAGTTTCTACTTCGCAAATACAAATATCTACGTGCATGCTTTTTCATACGCCTACGGGATAGCTTTCATACTCCTATTCAAAGCCTACTATCGTAAGTGGCCACATAAAAGTACACAAAGAGGGATTACTATAACCCATAATAAATAAGAACATGGATAAGAAAAAAAAGAAAAGAATCAGTAAAAAGAAAATGACAGATAAGGCGTATATCGCTGACATCACTAGTAAGGTATTGGTAATTGAAGAAAGACTAGAGCTACTCGAATCCCTAAAGCTTGACGTGGACTCAGGCGAAGGCATTCCTGATATTAAACTCGGGGGGCTGGTTGATGACCTCGGAATCCTAAACCCCCTTACAACTGTGGATACAATTAATTTTTTACTACCTCTTTACAACGTAGAGCTAGCTTCGTATAGAGCCCTCTTAGCCAACCAAAACTAATGACCTTATCAGACATCATAGAGGAGAATAAAAAGCGCATAACCCGTAACCGTAAAACGTACAATCCCCTGACGGGAGAAGGGTGCGACTGCGGAAACTCGGGGGAGCGCACTTTTATTGAGGTGCCGGATGCCCCAACACCGAGCATGTGGCTACCCGCCCCTATGATGCGAAACGCTTTTATACAAGCCCTCGTTTCCGCGGGTACCTTGGAGGGGCTTTTGTTAGGGCTAAATATTGATCCTACACGTGCAGCCATAGACGAGGTATGGAAACTCTTCATAAAAGTTCGTATTCAGTATGATTTCGAGAATTGGGCATACCAATTCACGGAGATAAAGGATAAGAACTCAGGAGACGATATCCCCTTCTACCTGAATCGCGGACAGCGCAAATTGCTTCGGGTTCTTATGGACGACTTCGAGGCAGGAGTACCTATCAGGGTAATACTCGACAAGGCTAGGCAGTGGGGAGGGTCAACGCTAGTACAGTTATTCATGGTATGGATACAACTTGTACACGTAACTCAGTGGAATAGCATTATCGCCGCCCACGTTGACAATACCGCCAAACTTGTGCAGGGTATGCTTACCAAAGTGTTGGAGCAGTACCCCCCTTGGTTGTTGGATGTTTCTAGTAAGATAGAGTTGCGCCCCTTTGAAAGATCCACCAAGACGAGGTATATAAAAGAGAGAGGCTGCAAAATCACAACCGGCTCTGCGGAGAGCCCTAACAGCATAAGGGGCGGGGATGAAGCAATGGCTCACCTCACAGAAATAACCTCTTGGAAAGCCACCGCAGGCAAGAAACCCGAGGATTTAATACAGTCCGTAATATCAGGCATACGCTTACTGCCCAAAACAATGATAGTGCTGGAGAGCACAGCCAAAGGGGTGGGTAATTTCTTTCACCGGGAATGCCTTCGGGCAATCAAGAAAGAGAGTAGTTTTAAATTCGTGTTTGTAGCCTTCTTTGATATTGACGACTATTCCTATCCTATAAAAAACTATAGGGTATTCATTGAGTCGATGTCTGCCCAAGAGATGGGATACTTCACCGACGGAGCAACGTTGGAGGCAATAGCCTGGAGAAGGGAAAAACTGAAAGAGTACGCTGATGAGTGGAGGTTTATGTCTGAGTATCCGGGCAACGCTACCGAGTCTTTCCAATCTACGGGTAGAAGGTTTTATCCTATAGGGGATGTGGCCCGATTGAGAAAGGGCTGTTCTATCCCTAAGTTCGTAGGTGAGATTTACGGTAAGAGCCAAAACGGGAAAGACGCGCTACTCGAACTAAAAACAAAAATGGAGCGTGAGGGCGCCTTATCAATATGGGCGATGCCCGGTTCCGCCAGATGTACGACGAGGTACGTTGTAGTTGTGGATATCGGGGGTAGGAGCGAGAAGGCGGATAACAGCTGTATCGCTGTTTTTGACCGCTTTTGGATGACGGAGGCAGGAGTTCCCGAGGTAGTAGCCGAGTGGTGTGGACACATAGACCACGACTTACTAGCGTGGAAGGCCGCTCAAATTGCTAAGTTCTATCATAATGCTCTACTAGTTATTGAGTCAAATACCCTCGAAACAGAAGAGACTGAAGGGGATCACTTCGAATACATTTTAGATGAGATAGCCGACGCTTACCCCTTTCTATTCTCCCGTACTCCTGCTGATAAAATAAAAGAAGGAGTACCCGCTCGTTGGGGTTTCCATACCAATAAAAGCAGTAAGCAAATGGTGTGTGACCATCAGAAAAAAGCATTGAGGGAGGATATGTACATAGAAAATTGTGCTGCTGCATGCGATGAGCACGACACATTAGAAGTAAAAGAGAACGGATCTCTTGGAGCTGTTGAGGGGCGTCGGGATGATAGGCACATAACCCGAGCCATAGGGGTATGGGTATGCTACCAATACTTACCGCCGCCAAAAATTATGGAAGAAACGACATTCACTAGGTCCCGCAGTGTGAGGGGGGACGGAGTTGCTACTATTTAATAAAACACAAAAAGACTTATGAGACAAGTAAAAGATTTCCTGCTAAAAAACTATTCGGTTGTACTCCTGTGGATTCTCACGGGGTACGATAGGGGTCGGCTGTATCTGGCCATTTACCTAGCCAAAACGAAGTACAGCGCTGCCTGTGTGGCAAAGAAACCCAACATGCAGTATTATGTACTCCCCAACCAAGACGAGAAACTACTCGTGCTCATGCTGAGATCGAGAAATTGAAATTCACGGGTGGGATAGAGTACCATGCGGTTGGGCGTATGAAGGTTTAATCCCGGAAGATTAAAACAAGTAAGGGGATAAGGCTGAAACGCTTTAGACGTAACCGTATTGTTGGACACAAAGCCTTTGCGGTTTCTCATATGTCCTACAAAGTTGGGATTTCCGACATTTTGAGGGAATGTTTCTACCATACCCCCATAAGCGGTGAGGGAAAAGGCGAGCTAACCGAACAACGTGCAGCGCACAAAGAGGCGCAGTGGATTAAATACATGCAACTGGTAAGACAAAGCAGGAGAGAGGATAAGAAGAATAATAAGCAGGCTAAAATTAAAAAGTGAGGATACTTTTAAAATACAATACTAGATAATGGTGCAGTTATTTGAGGGCGATTGCCTTGAAGAGATGGTAAGAATACCCGCAAAATCGGTGGATTTAATATTGGCGGATCTTCCTTACGGGCAGACAAAGAACCCATGGGACAAAGTAATACCCTTTGAAGCGTTGTGGAGGCAGTACAAAAGAGTGCTATCTACAAAGGGGGCTATTGTTTTGTTTGGGCAGGGAATCTTCAGTGCAAAACTTATATTGTCAAACCCAAAAATGTATAAATACACACTTATATGGGAGAAAACTACTCCTACGGGTTTCTACAATGCGAAGATCGCTCCTCTAAGAAGTCACGAGGATATATTGGTATTCTATGATAAGGCCCCAACATATAATCCCCAGAAAACCACGGGGAATAAAAGGGTAGTCTCTAGCGCTAAGCACAAGCGTAATTGCAATAGGTCAACTAATTATGGAAATACGACACTTACCGACTACGATAGCACAGAGCGATACCCTAAAAGCGTTTGGAGGTTTGCGACAGACCGGCAAACGCTTGCGCTGCACCCCACACAAAAACCAATTGCCCTTATACAAGAGTTGATAAGGACCTACTCCAATGCGGGGGATACGGTACTGGATAATACAATGGGTTCTGGAACTACGGGGGGAAGCGAGCGTTAACCTAGACCGAAGGTTTATAGGCATAGAGCTAGATCCGAAGTCTTTCGACACAGCTCTCAATCGAATACTAAATGCAAAAAGGCTCTTAGATTAATTTCTAAGAGCCTTTGTTTTATGCTGCTTGTTCCTTCGGTTGCATCATCTGCTCGAACAGCGCCATTGCTTTAGGGTCCGCATTCTGTTGCAAGTCCGCAGGAGGAGCAATGCCCGGAGGTATAGGCGCTCCCGGTGCTGCCGGTGCTTGTTTCATCTCTTCCTCTTTTCGCTGTATGGACGCTAGCAAACGGTCTCCAAACGGAAAAGCCCCTGTCTCCAATACTTGTTTCACGTCGATAGCCTGCGCTTTGAATAGATCCATTAGGAAGTTATTCATACCCGCCCTAAATGCAGGAGTACTTGGGCTCTCCACTATAGATATATCAAACTCAGAGTTTCTAATCTTATCGGGGTCGTAGTACTTGCTCTCAGTACTGTAGTCTTTCCCTACAATACCTAAGTACCTCGGACTATCGTAGTACTGCTGTATGTTTTTCATCAGCTTATAGTCCCTTTGTCTGCGGAAGCTATTGAAGCTCTCGTACAAGTCGGTAAGGTTAGTTGCAGCGTTTTGGCTTTCCTGAGCGTACATAGCTGCAGGCGTTCCCGAGGCAGCCGTCTGCCCCTGCATTGCGCCATGCACCCCGGATATATCGTTCATAAGCTTAAGCTGAATGCTCAATAACTCATGCGCCCCAACATTCGTAGCGTTTGCGCTCACTTGTTGTGGTAGCGTTCCCCCTGGTTTGATCTTCGCAAATATAACCCCGTTGTACTTAACCCACTCCTCTAGTATTTCAGACTTATCAGCTTCGGACAACGTCCCATCGTCGGGGAAGATTAGAACCCCCTTGGCGCTAGCCCCCATAATGAAGTCAATCATAGTTATGAGGCGGTTGATATACCGTTGTTGATCTATGACGTCCTCAACAAAAGAGTGCACCTCGCCATCAATCATCATCGGCGCTCTGGCAATTATCGGCATGTCCCCGTGTTCGAAAGGAGTTTCCCCTTCTGCTAAAGACTCTCCCGAGGGCGTTAGGTATTGATAGTAGATATACTCGTCAATAAACCACTCATACTCGATAAGCGGAACATCCTCAACCAAAACCCCCTGCGCTGTTGCGTCAGTAACGCGCTGTTTATTTTCATCGTCTAGGCGTTTCTTCTCTGTCAATTCAGTGACGTAGGTCTCAGCTGATAGAGTATCGTGCACTCGTAGTCTCTCTTTGTACTCGAGTCCCCACACTTCTATTACCCGGCAAAGGTTTAGTTCTGAAGGTATGAAGAAATCTAAATTCACTAATCGATCTTTGCTCAACGCTCTATACTGCGACGTTAGATCGCTATCTGTATACCGGTATAATTCCCGAATACGGGTTGCTTCTTCTACTGTCTTGGCAAAATTAGCCAAAACCTTGGCAATTGGCATATCGTGTATAATACCAAAAGTAGTTATATCTTTCCCTCGGGGGTCTACCATGTCGGAATTGAAGAAACATTTTGCGGGGTTTATATACGAAACATCAATCTCAT